TCTTTATATTAGCAACTTATTGATAATAAAAGACTTATGACTATACTTTGTGTTAGGAAACCAAACATCCGCCATTGTTTTGTTAGGGATACCAAAAGTCGGTCGGGGGGTATTGGGGGAGGGGGAGGCCGCTCATACACTCACTCTCCCGCCGCGCCAGGAAATTTTTTTGCCTATCTACTTAACCAACCAGTGAACAATAGCCAGATTTAGCCCCCCAGGAGCCTCTAGGTGATGAGATTAGGGATTAGGGTAGGTCGGGGTAGGGGTTGGAGAAAACGGGTCAGGAATTGGCTGTTTAGGAATGATTGCTACCCGTTGCCGATAAGGATGAGGTGGGCGAGGTATTTTTTTTATAGGTTGAGCATGGAGGCGGTGAGGAGGGGAGCGAAACTGAGGATTCATGTGTTTATTGGACCCACAGGTGACCCGAGGTTGAATTGATGATAGGGGATGAGGGGGTTCAGCCGCCGACACCACAAGGCGATAGTCACGCGCCACAGCCACAGAGCGACTTAGCCCACCGGGTAGCAGCTTCTGGTAATGACCAGGGGGTGGATTCTGTAAACCAGGATATTATTCAGAAACTATTTAACCAGCTTAAGTCTAACCCACTGATGTTTGGGATGTACTACTTCCCGCATCATTTTAGAATTCCATCCCCGCCGTTTCATCTACAGATATTGAAAGAAGCTTGTATTCAGCAGTATCTCGCAGTCGCGGCACCTCGTGAATCGGCTAAGTCTACTATTCTCACTTTCATCTATCCCTTCCACTGTGTTGTGTTCAAGAAGAATAGATTCATCGTGATCGTGTCGAATACTTTCAAGAAAGCGGCCATGTATCTCGATACGATCAAGAAAGAATTGATCGAGAATGATCATTTCAAGAAGGAATTTAGGAATTCGATTCGTATTACCAAAGATGCTGAAGGGGACAGCATCATTACTCACAGAGATGGATTCAGTACCAAGATTATTTGCAAAGGTCATGACCAGTTGGGTTCCATTCGTGGCGTGAAGTATGGGGCATATCGACCTGATTTGATTATTTGTGACGACATTGAAGATGACAAGATGGTGGAAAATGCCGAGCTTAGGGCTGAGTTGCAGAGACAGTATGACGAATCATTAGTGCCAGCCGGTGAGAAGGGGAAGTGTCAGTTTATTGTTGTCGGAACTATTCTTCATGACGATTCACAGATGGCAAAGTTGGTTTCTAGTCGGTTTTATCCTGAGTACAAGAAGTTGTATTACAGAGCGCTTATGCACAATGGTAAATCCCTCTGGCCTGAGAAGTGGTCGGTGGATTATTTGCTTAAGTTGCAAAAGGAAAAACCGTCAGTCTTTGCCAAGGAGTATCAAAATGATCCAGTGTCGGGAGCTAATGTCAGATTTAAGAGAGAGGATTTTAGGTACTGGAAGGTCGAGGATGGGCAATACATTCTGTTTGGGCAAGGTAGCACAGTTGTTGGAAGAGGACGACTCGCTGACTGCCGAGCAGCTATCGCTGTTGACCTTGCCTGGAGTGAAAAGAGAGACGCGGATTCAAGCATCATTATGCCGGGTTTCCTCACACCGACTGGCGAAACTCTTGTAGAGACTTATGTGAATAAGAGGGGACTCAGACCGGATGAGTTTGCTGAGTTTTTATTCACTATTGAGGATAGGCTGAGACGCATCACCGGTCAGACTGTTCCTGTTGGCATGGAGAAGGCTATGCTTGAGAACGTGACAAAGTGGGTGCTGAAGAATGAGATGAAGCGCCGCAATCACTACTTGGTTGTCAAAGAGTTGGCTTGGGATGCGGATAAGATTAAGAGAATCGAGACTAGGCTGATCCCTCTATACAACCAGAATGTCATCTTCCACAAGTATGGAATGGGGGATTTGGAGTTCCAGCTAATTCGCTTTCCCTCCGGTGTTCATGATGACCTTCCCGATGCCTTACAGGGACTCAGGCAACTGCTTCAGTTCCCTAAAAACATCCCCAAACAACAGGAAATTGAGAGCGAGTTTGACCGGGTGAGGAGGATCATGATCGAGAAGAAGTATGAGAAACCTGAGAAGCCTAAGTTGACGGGGAGGAAGTATAAGCATTGGGAATTGCCTCATCATTCCTCATTTAGGTAAAACTTGTTATTATAACAAATTACTTGACATATAAGCAAGAAAGAACTAAATTATGAATGATCGAACTTCCCTAGCCCGTACTCTCGTGAGTCTTATAGTTCAAATGGGCGTTGAGGATGAAGTTCTATCAATTCTAAGACGACGCGAACAGAGTGAGACGGTGAAAACTGTCATTGTTCATGTTCAGTCACAAGTTTTGAAAACGAAATAGACGACTAAAAGTCTCATCTCCGAGCAGGGACACCGCCTCCTCCCCAATCGGACACCAGACCAGTTCGGGCCACAAGCCTGGGCTGGTCTTTCTTTTTTTACGGAGCCTTTAAGGAGCTTTAGTGGCCGATAAGCTGAGTAAAGACAGGCTCAATCAGATCAAGAACGAGATCATCATGGCCGAGAAGGTCAATGAGGATCGTTTGTTGCCGCAGATGATTGAGGCACTGGAACGATACACGGGCAAGCATGTGCCTATTATCGCTGCGGATTGGGATATCGTGCTGAATGAGATTTATCCCATTATTCAATATGAACTCCCTTCCACCTTTTTCCGTAATCCCCGAGTTTTCCTCAAGCCCCGCAACAAAAACTACTTTGCCAAGGTTAGAAACCCGGTTACTGGTGTGCTTGAGGAAACAGTTATGGATTCTGCCAAAAGCGCGAAGACTCAGGAATCAATCCTGAACTACTCGCTACAGGAGATCCGGTACAAGCAAGAAGTCAGGAAGACCCTGATGGATGCCCTGTTATTCAAACATGGCGTTCTCTGGCATGGTTACAAGGGCGAGTTTGGTATGACCGATGAGCAGTCTTTGTACATCAAGAATGAAATGGTGTTTGTGAAGAGACTTTCACCGATGAATTTTGTGTTCGATCCAGCGGTGAGTCTTAGCAATTTGGACGAAGCCAGGTGGATTGGCCGTTCATTCGATGTGCCACTGGATGATTTGGTTGAAGACGACTCCCTTGATGTCGATAAGAAGGCGCTAAAGGGTCAGCTTGGCTACGCCAATAAGATGGAGTCGATTGATCAAGCCAGGAACATGGTCGCGGGGAAGGATACGATTGTAATCGGGAGTAAGTCGAAGACATTAATTGACTACACCGATGGTGAATATCAGAAGGGAACCCACTCCAAGTTTGTTCGAGTCTATGAAATCTTCATGCGCCCAACCAAAAAGGAGCGCAAGGAGAGGGTAAATGGACATCTTCTGCTCTACACCAAGGAGCAGGAGAAGCCGCTGAGGGAGAATTCATGGCCTTACAAGGCTGAAGGATGGCCCGGTAAGGTTCTCATGTTCAATGATGTGCCTGATTCCATGTTCGGTCTATCGGACATCGAGGTTTATGGCCATATTGCCGATCAAAAGAACATGGTGGTGAATCTTCAGCTTCGGGATGCACAAGAAAACTCCAAAGTTTGGGTCGGGTATGACCGTGAGGGACTGAATCAGGAGGATGTGGAGAAGATTCAGTCTGGTCAGCAGACCATTATAGGGTTTGATGGCAATCCTCAGCAGAAATTGGTTATCGCTTCCCCCGGTGGGGCTGCTTCAGCACCTCTGTACACACTGGATCAGCGGATTCAGACCAATTTGGATGAGAAATCAGGTGTATCGGATCTCAAGAAGGGAACTTTGAGGTCTGGGGAAGAGTCTGCCACATCGGTAAGGGAGAGAATGGCCGGTTCCTCCGCTCGGCCAGCTTATCGACAAGACATAATGGCTGATTTCTTGAAAGATTCCTGCCACTTTTTGAATCAACTTCTCAAGCAGTATCTTCCCGTTAAGGATGCAGTCCGAATTGTGGGTTCCCTCGACATTGAGTGGTCAGAAAATCCCACCAAAGAAGCCGTTCAAGCCGATGTGGATGTGGATATTGATGTTATCTCCATGGCTCCTGAGAATCCCGAGAAGGAGATTCAGGAGTTGACTACGATTTTGAACTTAATGATCAACGCGATTCAGAATCCAGCTATTTTTCAGAAGATTCAGCAGGAGGGGAAGACTTTTAACTTTGCTCCCGTGATTGAGAATCTACTGATGAGATTGAGAATTAGAGACCCGGAAGTTTTCAGGAACATTCGACCCGAGGAGTCTCAGGGATTTGTGTCAGTGGCTGAAGTAAGAGCCGCTAAGGACAACGTAAATGCGGCATTGGCTGGTTCCCAACCCCCTTCACCACCTCAACCTGGACAGGATCACAGGGCGAGACTTGAGATGTACACGGAGATTATGAACATTCTCCAAGCTGCCGGTGGTGAGGGAACTTTGGCTGTTCAGTTGTTGCAGCAGTTGATTGAGTTACAAACCGCGCTTCTTCAGGAAGAGGAACAGAAGGAATCTCCACGTCCTGACAGTAAGGTTAATTTCAGCGAGTCCTTCGTGACTCCGATGGGGGCTAAGTGATCATTATTGTGAAGAAGTTTGGAAGTGATTCTCGCAAAGCCCCTGCGTTCAAGCCTCATTACAACAGGGAATTGGGAAAGTATTACCACTCCAAGACGGATTATTACGGAGATTTGAAGAAAAAAGGTCTCATCCCGTTCACTGAAGCCACTCCCGTCGAGCGCAAACCTTACAAAGCCTCAAAGTGGGCTCATGACATGGTGAATACCGTTAAACAGGGATCGAGGAAGGGAAAGTTTGTTCCTGGAGATCGGTTCATCAAGGAATTGAAGAAAAAGGGAGTGGATATCACAAAGAAGCCGAAGGAATTACCACATAACGCCAAAGAAGGTGGATTTCATGATTAAAACGTCAGCCAAGTTGCTCCACAAGGGTTCTAAAGGGAAGTACAAACAGGATTCGTATCCGAAGATGTGCAACATCATTGATACGACGATGAAAAAGTCCGGTGGTAGTCATGATGGGTTCCGTTCTCATCGTGGTCATCAAAGGATTAACGGTTCACACAAAACGACTCGTTAATAGCAAGGCCAAGGAGAAACAATGCCAGAGCAAGTCACGCAACAACCCACACAGGTAGCCCCTGCGGTAAGCGTGGCCGATATTTCAACTCAGCCTACCACTGAGACGGCCTCCCCGCAGATCAAAGTTGATGACATCGTTAAGCGCATCTCTACTGCGAAAGAGGAAAAGCCTCAGCAGACGGATATTACTCAACAGTTCAAGCTTGATGAGATTAAAGATCCAGTAGCCAAGTCGATTGTTGAGAAGAAGATTAAGGATCTTGAGTCCGGTTACAACAAGAAGTACATGGATTTGGCTGAACAGAGGAAACAGGTTGAGCAACTCAAGCAACAAGTGGAATCTCAAAACACTTGGACCCCTGAGCGAATCCAGCAGTTATTGAAAGACCCCAATTTTAATCAAGCCGCGCAAGCCGTCTACCAGTCCCAAGCCCAAGCATCTGCACCAGTTAATTGGGAGGGTACCCCGGAACAGTGGTCTGCGCTTTCCGACTCCGATAAACGTGCATTCACCGACTTGCAGGGGAAGGTTAACTCCCTACTCTCTCAGCAAGAACAAATGCGACACGCCCAGGAGCATGAACGTGTGAAGTCGAGGTTTCCTGACTACCAACCTCAAATGGTTGAGTCATTCCAGAAAGACATTCTTGATGGCCGGGTAAATGACGAGCAGATCAAGGAACTTATCTGGAAGGCTAAGAACTTTGAGAAGTACGTAGACAACGCCTATCGTTTCGGTCTTGAAGACCGCAATGGAAATCTCCAAGAAAAATTAAACGGCTCGACTCAGCCTTCGGGCATGAAGGTCGAGCAAGTTGGTGAGAAACCGATGAGGGCCGAAGGTGAGCGCACATCAAGTTTCATCGCCCGTCTTGCTCGATGGAACATGTCTCAGAGGAAGTAGTCGAGAATTTAGGAGCAAGTTAAATGGCTAATGAACTTTTCATCCCGTCGTCACTCGACGCTACGTTAGCTACTTCCATAGCTGACTACTCGAAGACGATTACGGATAACGTGTATAACTCCAACGTTCTCCTCCGTACCCTGAAGTCCAGGAAGCGGATGGTCAACGGTGGTACGTCGATTGTGTACCCGCTCATCAAGGGCGACCAGAACGCTGGTGGTTTCTATCTCGGTTCTACGAGCCTGAATACCTCCCAGTCGGATCAGGAAACCCTGGTGGAATATCGCTGGCAGAACGCCTATGAGCCGATCCAGCTTACTCGTGACGAGGAACGTGCGAACTCGGGTGATCAGCATAAGATCATCGACCTCGTTGGAGAGAAGATGGAACGCTCGGAATTGGCGATTCAGAAGCGTCTGGAACAGGCGTTGTCTACCCCCGTGTCTGGTGCCAATAACCTCATCGACCTGGAAACTCTGGCGAATACAGGGACTCTGGGAACGGTGGCCGGTGGCACTGAGACTTGGTGGCAAGCAACTGTGACGGCTTCTGGTTCCTTCGCGGCCCAGGGTCTCACTGACATGACGACAGCGACTTACGCAGTGGCTTCGTCTGCTTCTGAGGATCGTCCTTCGGTTTATTTTACGAATAAGACGATCTTCCAGTATTTCGAGCAGACCAGGCTTCCGCTTGAGCGCATCTCAAACGGCAACCTCACGTTCAACGCTGGTGCGACGAACCTGACCTTCAAGGGTATCCCTGTTGTGTATGGAAACTTTGTCGGCTCCGGTCTCATGTTCGGTTTGAACTTGAACTATGTCGATTTGGTCGTTGATTCGGAAACCGACTTTGCGATGACTCCCTTTGTTATGCCGGTCAACCAGACGGCGAAAGTGGCGTTCATCCTCTGGCGCGGGAATCTTTGCACGAACAACCGGCGTAGACATTTCAAGCTCACAGGAATCACTGCCTAATAGGGAGGGTTAGATTAAATGGCCTTCGCTACTAGCAACGTCAAAGCCGTGAGTTTCGGGAGTGTTCTCGGACTCGTCGGTGATTGGTCGGGTAATGCTGGTGACGCTGAGGGAACTGTGACGCTGAAGGGTGGGAGAGTGTATCTGGTGAACTTTTATAACCAGGACGCTACTTCAGGGGAAGATCGCCCCACGCCCTGCTCAGTTGCGGTTAGCAGCGGAACTATCACCGTTACGGTGAACAACCAGTCGAACGTGACCAACGGACGATTCACACTTATTTACGGTTAACAATGACTTCTGCTTAAGACCCAGGGCCGGTGGTTAATAACCCAAGCCACAGCTTAGGTAAGAAGAAAAGGAGAATGTAATGCAGATTCAGCAACTTAATAGAGCGGACGCCGAAACGGTGACGATCCTCGTCAAGAATGTTGACGGGGGTGGTTCCATTACGACTGGTCTGGGTGCTTGCCTGGTCCAGGCGGGTGCGTCAATTGATGGTGCTTCAGCAGTGAGGATGACTGGGGGTACGTACAAAGGTTTCGTTGGTGTGGCGGTTCAGGATATCGCTATCAACGCATTTGGACTTGTTCGTGCTTGGGGTTATGTTTCCTCGGTTCTCATCTCCAATGAAGGTAGCTCGATCACCGTTACTCGCGGTGACACGCTGAAGCCTTCTGCGGTGGCTGGTAACTTCGCCTCCTCGCTGACGGATCAGGCCATCTCGACTCTACTCTACCGCTACGTCTACGCCGCCACGACGAACACTATTTCGGCTGCGGCTTACGTGGGTGGTGTGGTGAGAGCGCTGTAATGAAATTGGGACTTCTAAAGCCAACTATGAAGGTTTCAAGGCCATTCAAGAAGGCTTTGGAAGTCTTTCGTTGTGACACCGATGGGGGGCTGGTTCCTATGCATACCTGTCCTTCGGATGGGCATAGTGCCACCCCTCATCGGTGTCCTTTCGCTCCTCACTTTGGGCATAAGTTGAAGCAGCCCGTGATTCTTAAGCTGCATGAACTGGTCATGATCTGGGCAGGGCTAATCCGATGATTGTAGCTGATCCTAATGAAGTGAAAGAGCCAAACACAGTGAGAGTTTGTGTCGCTATTCCTTCAATGGGCTACTGCCATGTGGAAGCTTACTGTAACCGATTGGTCAATTTCATGCACTTGGGGAAGTTAGAAGAGGGGGCCAAAGTTGCAAGGGGAATGGCTGAACTAATTGCGAATCGTGACCCGAAACTCGCCCAGGAGATATTGGCTGAGTGGGTCAAGATGCACCCAATTCAATCATCCAGAGAGATTCATGGAAAGAGGTTTGAGTTCCGCTTCGCTGTCATCGGGCGAATCTTCACTCCAGTTGCCAGGGAGGAAGCAGCCAAGATGTGTGTGGAGTGGGATTGTGACTACCTTTACATGATTGATGACGATATGTTGTGTCCTGATGACATGTTTGAGCGTTTGTATGCTCATAACGTCGATATTGTGGCCCCCCTAGCATTTACTCGTAATTATCCCCATAAGCCTGTGATCTATGCCGCTATTGAAGGCTATGACCATGTGAATAAGAAGGATTACTTCATGAACACATCGGTCATGAATTATCCAAAGGATAAATTGGTCGAGTGCGATGCCGTGGGGTTCGGGGCTGCGCTGATTAAGAGATGGGTATTGGACAAGATGGATACTCCACGGTTTATGTCCACCTGCGGAACCGGGGAAGACATTCTTTTCTGCTACAAGGCCAAGAAGGTCGGAGCCAGGGTGTTCATGGATACGGCCACTAAGTTGGGTCATCTTTCTCGTCCTTTGAACATTGATGAGGAGTATGTGGAGAGGATCAGGAAAGAAGATCCCCTTTGGGATAAGAAGTCAGCGAATGGTTATAAGAAATATCAACCCACCTGTGTAATTGGAGGCTGAATGTCAAAATCCTCGGTAGATATCATCATCCCGACCTGGAATAACCCTGAGGATATGCACTTCTGTGTGAAGTCAATTATTCAGACTGGGATCACCGAGTGTGGTTTTGGCCGTCTCATTGTGGTGAATAACGGGAAGCAGCCACTGAAGGATGAGTTACATGGTTTGAGGAATGTATCCGTTATCGACAGTCCTGAGAATTTAGGTTGGGAGGGTGGGTTAAAGAAGGGGCTTGAGAAATCAGATGCCCCATTTGTTGTCTTTCAGAACGATGACACTGTGATTCCGACTTCTTCTCTAAATTTTTACGAGAAGATGCTTATCAAATTCCGTAATCCCGATATAGCGGCTGTTGGTCCTATTACCACAACGGCGGCAGGGTGCCAGTCGATTTACTCTCGTAACGCAGTCATCGGAGATACCGAAGTTCGCTGGCTTATTTTCTTCACTGTGATGCTACGGAGGGCCGATCTCGATGCCGTGGGAGGGGTGGATGATACTTTGCCTGGTGGCGATGATTTTGATCTATCTATTCGCTTAAGGCAAGCAGGGAAGAAATTATTGGTAACCCCTCAAGCCTTTATCATCCATGCCGGTTTCCGTACAGGGACCAGGGTGCATGGGGATCATAATCGCATCGGTGGATGGAACTCCCGTGAGATGACTGATAGGACCAATCAGGCGCTTATCAGGAAGCATGGGTTTAAGACTTTCTTCGATACTATCTCGGCTCAAGTCAATCCGGGTATTCCCTATGTACCCGATGACAAAGAGGGGTGTTTAATCTCCTCATTCATCGAGCCTCAAGAGAAGGTAGTGGAACTGGGTTGTGGCGGTAAGAAGACTGTAGCGTGGGCTGTAGGTGTGGACAGGGTACCAAAAGGAACTCCCACACCAATTCTTCACGGACTGAATGAAGTATCCGTTGCCGATGTGGTGGCAGATGTCGAGAAACCTTTACCCTTTAGTGACAATGAGTTTGACGTAGTAGTTGCCAGACACATCCTGGAACACTGCACCGATACGGTTCAGACATTGAAGGAATGGACTAGGATTCTCAAACCAGGTGGTAGGTTGATCTTGGCCCTACCGGATGAAACTAAGTTCAATACCATCCCCCTCGACCCGACTCATTACCACGCATTTACTCAAGATTCCATAAAACACCTTGCCGATGCTATTGGGTTTGCATACTGCAACACTCAGGACACTGAGAATCAAATCTCCTTCTTAGCTGTGTTGGGTAAGCCAGTGGTGAAGTGTGAGCCTTACATGAACAGTTTGGATCGTTTCTATGAAGGCGATGTCACTGCGATACCGCTTAATGCATAACCACTTTGATAAGCATCTCAACGTGAAGGAACTCATCCTTGAGCGCCAACCGAAGGTGTTAGTGGAGTGTGGCGGCGCTTCAGGGGAGAACACCAGGCAGATTTTATCCCTTCTCGAAATCTACTCTTTCAAACTCTATACCATCAGTGATGCCCCTTATGCGGAGGAAACGATGAAACTTGATAATCGTTATTCTCCAAAAGAGTTTGAGTGGATTTATGACCTGTCCTACAAAGCCATGAGATATTTCAGGGATCATGAGATCGACTTCTGCTCCATCGACACCGATCACAACTACTGGACTATGAGGGAGGAACTTCGAGCCCTTCATCCTAAGTTGAAACCAGGTGGCCTGATTGTCATGCATGACACGGAGACTTATCGAAAGAACTCAGGCCAAGCCTACAGATACGGTACGAGCGACCCGTACCCCGGAGAAGAGATTTCCAAGTACGAGAAGATGGGACTTGGTATGGGGGATGCTGTCTGTGACTTCTTAGACAAACATTCTGAGTACAAGGTTATTCGGGAGTCGTTGGAGTCACATGGGGCCATGGCTATTGAGAAGGGGGTTGAATGCTAAGACTGGCGATCTACTACGAAAATCGGCTTGGACGCAATGATGGGAATCCTCTGTATGTATTCCGTTCCCTTAAGCGTATGCAAGAGCAGGGATTACTCGAAGTAGATCATCTGATCCCAGACGGTGACCTGAATCCATTTGGTCAATATGACGCCAATGTATGGGTGGATTGGGGTGAAGATGGATTGACGGGACTTTTGCCTTATAAGCCAGCTTATCCTCCCGCAAAACCACTGATCTACTGGGCTAGTGACACTCACCTTGGCTATGACTACAGGCTCCAATGCGCCAAACAAGCTGACCTGACCTTCTGCGCTCAGAAGAGAGCGGTGGAAGAGATGAAGCGTGATGGTGTGTCCAATGTCCACTGGTTACCTCACGCTGTTGAGCCTGAAGCTTATTTAGACCCGGATTCATTCAATCGCAACAAACCTGAGCCGTACAACTTTCTTACAAAAAAATATGACGTTTGCTTTATCGGGCATATCAACTCAGCCAACAGGAAGGATTCTCTAGATCGGTTATTCCGGGAATTCCCAAACTTTTACTACGGTCAGCGTTTATTCAACGAAGCCGCTGAGAAGTATGCCCAGTCCAAAATCGTGTTCAACATTTCCATGCTGGATGATCTGAACATGAGAGTTTTTGAGGTGTTGGGATCGAGGTCGTTCCTATTAACCAATCATCTGCCAGACATTGATGAATTCTTCAAAGAAGGTGTACACCTTGCCACTTATAAGACGATGGATGAAATGGTGGAAAAGGCGAAATATTATCTGGCTCATGACGACGAGAGAGAGAAGATTGCACAAGCTGGCTTTGAAGAAGTTATGAAGCATCACACCATTGATCATCGAGTGGGAACGATGCTGAGTCACATGAAGACGTTGATCAAGGAGGAAGTGAATGTTAACGGGTGAGATTTACAAAAAAGTTCAAGGGACCGCTGAAGCAGCGAATGGCGATGCGGATAAGACCGTTATCGCGGCTCAGGGGACTGGAAAAAAGCTAAGAATTAAGAAGGCCATTGTAACAGTCACTGTTGCTGCTGCTGCGGCGGGTGGTGAGGTGGCTTTAGAGGACGGAGTTGGTGGAACTAGATTCTTTGAAGCGGATGCAGATGCTGTTGGAGTGTATGTGGTTGATTTTGGCGAAGAGGGTTATGACCTCTCAGCCGATACGTTACTCAACTTAACCGTCGATGGTTCAAGCGGTAACCAGGCCACTGCCCGATGCACCGCTATTGCTGTTGTTCTTCAATAAGCCACGCCTAAACCGTAAGGGGGGACGCTAGTGCCTACGTTTAATTCAAAAGAGGGAATTTGGGAACCGGCCATGGAGCGAGTAGTAGATCCAAAGGCTCCTAAAGGTCAAGAGATTTATGAAGGCCCGGATCGTGCAGCCATGGAGATGCTGAAGGAACAGAACGTGACCCATCTTGGGATGCACTACAGCGTGGACCCTGAGCTTGTTATGAGAGCGCGTCAGCTTGGATTTAAGAACGTAGAGGAATATTTGAAGATGTTCAACTACGACAAGCGCAGAGCGGAAATAGCCTATGAGGAAAATAAGGCCAAAATCAATGAACATAAAGACCTCGATAGGAAGCAGCCGGGAAACTTCATCGGTGGCGGTGAAGATACGGCCAGACAGGGTAAGACTCGTCCTGGCGGTTTCGGTTTCCCTGATGACGTTCCTGGGACTCGTGCTGGAGTTTAGTAACTTGCCATGAGTGATTCATGGAATGGCGAGGAAAGAAGAAAAGTGAATCAACGAGACCATGACTTATTGACTCGAATTGATGCCAACCTTGCCAATTTCATGAAGAAGTTTGAGGAACATGTTGATAACGACACTCGTATTGAACGGGAAATCAGAAACGATGTGAAGTGGCTTCAAAGAATTGCGTGGATGGGTTTTGGAGCTTACACGTTGATTAATGTTCTAGGAAAATTCCACTAATGTCTTTCACCTTTCAAGACCTTCAAACAGAAGTAAAGCGAAGGGCCACTCGGGACCAAGGGGGAACTGGTTTCGATGATGGTATCAAGAACACGATCAATGCGTCTTTATTCCGCATAGCCCGTGAGTGTCCGTGGGTTAATTTGAGACGGAAGACTTATGTCACGACTGAGGGGGATTACACGACAGGAAGCGGCAATGTGGCCGTTACCAATGGGTCGAAGAATGTCACTGTGACGGGGGCTCTACTCATCACTGCTGGCATTAAGATCGGCAGATACGTGACTCTTGGTGGTTCCACTGATGTTTATCAAATTCGCACTATCACAGGTGAGACTACATTCACTGTTGATAAATCCTACGACGGAACTACTTCGACTACTCAGACTTATAAGATCTACGGAAATCATGAGTACAACCTACCCATTCAAGCTACGAAGATATTTGCTTGGCATGATGAGTTTGGGTACCCTTATCAACTTTCTTTCATCCCAGATCAAGAATTTTTCTCCTCCGGTGTGACGCTGAACACTTCCTCTACTCCGACTCATTACAGGATGTGGGGGGAAAACATGGTGATCTCTCAACCCAAGCAAGCAGGGGTTATGAGGGTTGCTAGTTCCTCTTCCAGTGATACATCGAAAGTCATCACTGTGTTCGGCACTGTTTCTGGCTATCCAGACTTCGAGCAAATTACTACCAATGCTTCCAACGGCACCACGGCAGTCAGCGGCACGAAATCATTCTCAGAAGTTGAGCGGGTGGTGAAGGATAGTTCAACAGTTGGGCGTATCACCGTGGATGCGGATTCGGCCAATACTACTATTGCAGTATTACCAGTAGGGGACACTACTGCCGGTATTTTATACAAGAAGATGCAGATATGGCCCCTTCCTCAATCAGCGTTTGAGATCAATATCTACTACTACAAGAATCCATACCGATTGGTGAACAACCAGGATGTGCATGAACTGGGTCAGGACTTTGATGAGGCTCTCATTCTCCTATCCACTGCCAAGATGAAGTATGAGCAGAATCAGACCACTGAGGGGGATAAATTCTTCGGTTTGTATACAGATGAAATGAAAACTCTCAGGCGAACCAACATGGATCGAATGGATTGGCTGCCCCAACTTCTTCGACCCAAGCACTCAATGAAGCGTCACCCTTACTCATTCCACGGCCTTGATTACCTCCAATTGGGAGGCAACTACGGCCCTATGTCGAGGATGTAATGGCTGGAGAGAAGCTTACCTCCAAGAGTATTCCGATAGGTTACAAGTCAAATTCAGGTGGACTGAATTCAACTTTTGGACCTTTAACCTTACAGGATAACGAGTCAAGCAAGCTCCAGAATGTTGACTTTGATCGTTCTGGTTCCGTTTTGAAAAGAAACGGATATACCACTCTTAACTCCTCGGCATTTAACTCAGGAGCCACATGGACCAGTCTTCACTGGTTTGAACTCTCCTCTGGCACTGATTACCTAATCGGAACATGTGGAAACAAATTAGCCAAGATGGATTCACTGGATGGCACTTGGGATGACATTACCGGCTCACTCACTATCACGGCGGGGAATAATAACCACTTCCAATGGACTACTTTCCTCGACACAGCGTTAGGGACTAATAGCGTAGATGTACCGGTCCAGTGGACTGGTTCGGGTAATGGTTCAGCCATGACTGTTCCTACAGGACTGACTAAAGCCAAGTACATCACTGTGTTCAATAACTACGTATTCTTGGCTAACGTGACTGTATCTGGAACGGCTCATCCATCCCGTGTCTACTGGTCTGATCTCAAAGCCCTTACTTGGACTGCCACTAACTTCGTAGACATTGACCGCAATGACGGTCAGGAGATTACCGGGCTCAAAGTGTTGGGGAATAAGCTCATCATTCCCAAAGAACGGTCCATCCATGGTGGTACCTTCACAGGGGATACCGACATACCCTTCGTGTTTGAGAAAACCCCCAGTCACGTAGGATGTGCCGCAGGATACACGCCTCAAGACATTGACAATGGTTTAGTTTTTTTCTCCCAAGACGGACTGTATTACTTCGATGGGAATAATAGCTTCAAAGTCAGCGACAGGGTGACTCAAACACTGGAAACATTCGCTAAGACTAGATTCCCCAACGCAGTGACCGCATATCAGAAGTCAAAGAATCGCTACTGGATGTCTTGCACCAATTCAGGTGATTCCACTCACAATCGCTGTCTTGTGTGGGATTCATTCAACAATGCGTTCTCTGTCTATAAAGGTCATAACGCCAATTGCTATGCCATTGTATTCACTTCTGGAGAGGAGCGAATCTACTTTGGCGATTATTCAGGTTATGTCTACCGGGCTGACACAGGAGCCAATGATAACCCTGCTGGCACATCTACGGCCATAGACGCTTACTACTACACCAAATGGTTTGACTACGGAGATATCGTCAACCAAAAAGGAACTCCTCAAGTTTACATCTACTACCTTAACAACAACGCAACTATAACCTTCGTGTATTCCTATGATTTTGAGGACTCTGATACCTACAGCCAGTCATTTAGTACAGCCACGGGGGGTTCTCTGTATGGAACAGGTGTATACGACACTAATGTTTATGGTGGCTCTGGTGGTTCTGTTAAGCGTCGTGATCTTCTTGGCCGGGGTCGCGTTGTTCGTTTTGGCTTTAAGAATTCTACGATCAGCGAAACTTTTCGGATAGACGGTATAGGTATGTTGCCTCACTTGGAGACCAACATATGAAGATTGGGAATACTTTGAAACTCAATGCCGATTCGGACTTCAAGCGACAGATTCCTATTCTCCAAAACAACATGGATAAGTTATTTCAATTAGCCTCCGGGAGAGTCCGTTTTGGTTCGGGTACAGATGGTGCAAGAGGGGAGAACATTGCAGGGGAGTTTCAACAGTTCACAAGCCATGCATCGGCCAATACGGAGTTCTCGGTTACTCATACCCTTAACGCGGTCCCTATCGGAGCCATAGTGTTCTGGAAAGACAAAGCGGGGGAATTGTATCAAGGTCCGTCCACCGGCACAGCTTGGACTACTACTACTGTTTATTTCAAATCAACAGGCACATCCGTGACCTTCTTAGTGTTCCTAGTCAAATGAGCCTCATACCAAATCCCGAATACGACAAACCGGGTTACTGTGCAAAATGCCACAAGGCTATTGCGGAATTCAACGGGGATCAGAAAATCGTGCGCCTTTTGGGAGATGCGGATTGGGCTGAGTTCAGGCTAGATGACAATTCTCTCATGCGAGTGACTCTATGCAGAGAGTGTAAGACTAATCTTCAACCGGAAGACACTCCCTCCATTATGGAGTCAGTCTACAAAGGGTGGAAGTTTGAAATCGAACACTATCTCAAATGGGACGATGAAAAGAAACGCAAACATTTGGATAGGTACGCACAGAGATTAATCGTTGGTCGTGAAGATAAACATTGGACCAGGGAAACCATTGAGAAATCAGTGAAAGAGAAGGCCCCGGATTTTGCCAGTACGAAGAGTCGCAATAAGGGGAAGATTTAAATGGCAACTATTACCAAACCTTACACATTTGCCTCCGGTGCCATCATCTATGCTGCGGAGCAAAATGACAACTTCGATACTATCTACAGTGACTACAACGGCAATATCACAAATGCCAATATCTCCTCTACGGCTGCTATTTCAATTTCCAAACTCTCCGGTGTGGCGGCAAGTGGCGCTAATACGGATATTACATCAGTCTACTTAGACAATACCGGGCTCAAGATTAAGGATACTAATGCAACTCACGGTTTGAGCATTGTTCCAGGATCAAACCTGACGGCTGATAAGACTCTGACGATTACCACTGGCGATTCGGATCGCACAGTTACTCTAGGAGGAGCTTTAAACACGGCTGCTGATTTTATTACTTCAGGAGCCAACTCTCTTACCCTTACCACTACTGGTGCTACTAACGTTACCCTACCAACCACTGGAACTCTCTTAGCCTCCGGTGGTGCGTTAGGAACCCCCTCATCTGGAACACTGACCAATTGTACAGGGCTTCCAGTAGCCGGTATCACTGCCTCTACTACCACTGCTTTGGGTGTTGGGTCAGTCGAATTAGGTCACGCCAGTGATACAACCCTCAGTCGCTCCTCTGCCGGTGTGTTAGCGGTTGAAGGAGTAGTCATACCTTCAATATCAAGCACTAACACGCTGACTAATAAGAGAATCACTTCGAGAGTTGTCACCACTACTGATGACTCTACGGCAGAAATTGACGTTGATGTTACGGATCAATATCAACTCACCGCTATGGCTAATGCCACTACTATTTCAACCACGGGAACCCCCACGGCGGGTCAGAGGTTGATAATCCGATTAAAGGATAACGGAACAGCCAGAGCGCTTACTTGGAATGCAGTGTTTAGGGCAGTGGGCATCACATTACCAACGACAACTACGGTCAATAAAACCACTTATGTCGGATGTATCTACAACGCTACTGACACCAAATGGGATGCAGTTGCCACTGTAACTGAAGCCTAATGTCAACTCTGATACCGAGAACCGATGGCACTACAATAGGGGATATGACCTTTCAGGGAGGTCTGGCTGCTGCGTTCGACGGTAATGCTAACCAGGATCATACACAATCCGCTCGTGGTGCCGCCAATACAAACAACACGACTTGCGGCAAAGATTGGGGCGTCGGCGTAACACATACGATTGATCGTTACACCGTTACCGGCATGAACCTGGATAATACCGGCAGCTTTAATGCGTTAGAAAATTTGTCTTATACGATAACGCTTCAGGGGTCTAACGACAATTCAAACTGGACCAATCTTTATACAGATAACTTTACAACGACTTCCGGGACAGGTCCGCCGCAAACACGCGACATCACAAGCGGGATCGACACGTCGACGGCTTATCGCTACCACCGTTTGAGATTCACATCAAACGGCGCGGTGAACGAACAGTATTGTGCTGAGCTTGAGTTTTATCAACAAGACGCAGTAGCTGGAACTGGAAACTTCTTTCAGTTGTTTTGACGGAGACACATGGCACTAATTAGCAAACCCAACACATTCTCTGCCGGTAATACGATTGTAGCCTCAGAGCATAACTCGAACTTCGATACTATCTACAACGAGTTCAACGGCTCTATCTCCAACGCCAATATCTCAAACACTGCCGCAATAGTGGACTCGAAGTTAGCTCAGATTACTACTGCCGGTAAGGTTTCTGGAGCAGCTCTTACGAGTCTTAGCAGTATCCCAAGTGGCGCTGGAACTATACCAACTGCCAATTTACCAACAATCGTCTCCAGAAATTACCGTTCTGAAATGTTCGTGGAGCAAGCTTCTACAACCACAATGACTGTTTCTCCTGGGATATTGGAGGTCGATGACACAGCTATCACCAAAACTTCCTCCACTACCCTGACTCTAACCACAGCCGCAGACTGGGCTGGCGGCTCGTCACTAAGGGCAGTCAGTACTACTGGATATGTAGGCGTTAACGCATCTGGAGAAATCCGAATGCACACGACAGCGCCTACTCACTCGAACTATGACGTAGACAACACCAACGGCACGAAGAGATATGTCACTTGGTCTGGCACCGTCTACCGCGTAATTGGCTGGTTTCGTATGAACTCTACCGGCAGTGGTGAGTTAGACACATATGGAGTCGGAAACCTGGCTGAGATGGGCATTCCTAACCAAGTAGTGAGGAGTACAGGAGCTTACTCAAGTCTGGGATCAACTACCATTCCTCTCGACAATACCATCCCACAAATAGGAGAGGGGAATGCAATCTCCTCAATGACCATCGGATTTAGGCCCACTACTACTACAGGAACTGTGGCTCTTCGTGGAAGTATACAAATATCCGCTGGAGGTAACTCTTACGCCATTATTGCTGTATTTCAGGATGGGGCGGCTAATGCCGTTGATGTCGTAGTGGCTAACGGAGGTAACTCAGACTTATCAACTACAGCCAGCATCGAATACGTCTACACACCATCCAGCACCGATTACACCGAATTTACTTTCCGAGTTGGTGACAATGCCGGTAACGCCATGTATCTCAACGGCTCTGCTACAGCCACGGCTCAAAGATTCAACGGTAAGTTGATTTCCACTACGCAACTCATCGAAACCCCCAATGCAACGTGAGCTTGGTTGATCAACTTGTCCAAATCTATCAAACCGAAGAAAACTGGCATGAAAAGAAATTATCGGAAGCAGATTCAGCAATCTACTTCGAGTCGCTGCTTAAAAAAGGGCGAATCCTATACTCATGCGACACCGATAACTACCTACAAGGATACGTTGAATCTTGGAGAATTTCTTTCCACAACTTCGGAAGAATTATCTGCGGTGAACCCTTCTCCGCAGTTGGTGAAGATGTGGAAACAGGCAATGTCTGTTATCTTGCGAACATTTTTATCAGAAAACCGTTTAGAAAGGCACAAGCCATACTCGTACTCAAGCACTTATTCTTCAGACAAAACTTCATGTGTACACACTTCGTTGGAGAAGCCAGAAGAAAAAAGTGCGCTCCCGTCAAAGTCTTCACAAGGCAAGAATTCTATAAGAAATACATCTCGGAGGAAAGGTAATGGGTAAGGAACGTACGACAGTTCAAACCAGTGGTACAACGACTCCACAAGCCACACCGGAAGAACGCAGACTTAATGAATTAGAAATCGCCCGTCAGGAAGCGACAAATCCAGGACAGATTCAGGTTCAGCAATCTGGACTTGATCTAATCAACCGTTTACTCGGTGGTCAGTCACTACCTGGCTATTTATCAACCTTACCTCAAGGAATAAATGAAACAGTTACTCAAGACTTAACTCAGAAAGCCATATCTGATCTACAACCCACATTCCAACAGTCTGGACTATTGGACAGTGGCGTGAACGCAGCTATCTCAGGTCGTGTGGCGGGGGATATCAGGCGTTCAGTGGCTGAGACTAATATGAACAATTTGTTCAACCTACTCAACTTAGCAGTAGGTGGACAGGCACAAATTCAGCAACCATTAATCGCTCAATCACAAATTCTGTCTCAGAGACTGGCTGGATTGAGATCCACTACCTCTAGTGGAACTCAAACCAACATGGGAGCGAATCCTTTTATGAGAAGTTTTCAATCCTCACTTGGAAGCACGTTTGGCGGTGCATCCTTCGGCTTCGGCGGTAACAGACCCGGTGGCATCGGGTTTGGAGGTTAATCATGCCTACTAACTACGTTGAATCGGGTACCAAGGTAGGTCAATCCTTCGCTGAACAGTTGAATAAAAAGCGTCTAGGCCATGGCGCTATGGTCGCAACTGGACAAATGGCTCAAATGATGGCTCCTTTGTCGAGCCTGAACCCTGTCCTTGGCTTACCTCAAGTTGCTTTAGAATCTGCTAATAAAGTGCTGAAAAAATACTACGAAAATTCAGCCATGGAAATGGTTCAGCAGCCTGGAGGGGCCGAAGCGTTAGGACAGCTTCTAAGTATGAGCGAAGCCCATGCAGCCCAAGGCCCAATGGCAGCGGGTCAGCCTCAACAGCCGCAGCAAACTCAGCAGCCATCTCAGCAACAGAACCCAGTAGCATTGAGATTGGCAGGTCAAATGCCAGACCAATCTATCATGGCCCCACAGTCTCCACAACCTCCCATGCCTCAGTTCCAACCAGCATCGGGTCCGTTTGGTTCAGCACAGGTATTACCTGACGGAAATATCAGAGAATCAGGATTCTTTGGTGGAGTGTTTGGTAAGTCCACCCGTGATGCGCTTGAGCAGATGCAGATAATGGGGCAAACACCTCAAGGCCAACTGGCTCAGAAATATAACGAAGCGACTCAAGTTCCTCCGTCGCAGAGGGATTTTCTAAGTGCAAACATCGAACTTCTCAAATCCGAACTAGCTAACACAGGAAAACTCACCGAAATCCAAAAGGAACACAGATCCGCTGACACATTCGGTCAAAAGTTAATCGGTGCGATTGATGCTTACGAGAACTTAAAATCCAAAGGCAAAACTGGTCCGATCAGTGGAAACTTCGCAAAGTTCAAATCCTTCATCGGCAGTGGTGATGAGGACATAGCCGAATTTGAATCAATGATGACAGGTCTCATCTACGCAACAGCAGATCACATTGCACAACAACGAGGCAGAGCGGCTACTGATACTGATTATAAAAACGTCAAAAGAATGATCGAATCGTCAGCTACGTCAAAGGATGCAACTTTCCGAGGCCGTTTGAGGTCTGTAATCAATCAGGCTAATGCCCAAATACCTCAAGGGGGTCAAAAGTTACCGGACGTAGATTCGCTGATTAAGCAGATTCGGCAAGCCAGGGGTAAGGGAGACGCCTCCAGGCATAATAAGCAAGTTCAGAAAATAGGTCGCTTTGAAGTCGAGGTTTCTTAATGGCTACTTTCAAGGTCACAGACCCACAATCTGGTAAAACAGTAACTCTACGCTCAGAGGATAATACTCCTCCCAGTGAACAAGAGTTAGAGCAAGTCTTTAGTGGACTATCGGGTGATATGTCATCCACAGTTGCTGATGGTCAATTTGATTTGCCAGATCGTCCAATGTCAGAACCGGATGAACCAAGCGCATTAAATCCAATTGAAAGAGGTTTGGTATCTCTCCCCAGAACCCCCGATGCCAAAATGGAAGCCATTAGGAGACTAGGATTCCAAGACGTTCAACTGACTCCTGAGCAGAAAATCCTAGTAAACGGGAAAACGTATGACCCATCCCCACAGGGTATAGTCTCCTTCCTCCGTGACCTTCCCGGTGACATCGGTGATATGTTCGGGCCTGGACTCCCAATCGCTGGCCAGATTGGTGCTGATATAGCCACAGTAGCCGCTGCCGCGCCCACGGGAGGGGCCTCTTTACCCCTACTTGCCGCCTCTGGTGCCGCTGGTGCTGCTGCCGGTGAGGGGGTGAGACAAACTTTAGCTCATCAAGTAAGTGGAGAGCAACCCAGTTTAGGTCACTTAGCTGGAGAAACTGCCCTCGGTGCGGCTGGTCCGTTTGTAGGTGCTGGTATAGGAGCCGTTGGAAGCAAAGCCTTAAAAGGTATCTCAGGCCCGATGAACTTCATCGCCAAGAAACTAGGGGACAGCACTCCATCCCTCATGGAGTCTATCGGTCAAATCCCCAAGGGTGAAACCCTGAACCTAATGAATCAACTCAAAGCTGGTAAAGCAGCGGGTGACATTCTTAATGACAAAGTTGCCGATCCGAATCTCCCAGGCAACCTATTCCGTCGTACCTTTTTCGGACACACCGGAGTCGATGAATCGGAAGACAACCTAATTCGTCAGTTCCAGAATCTCTACTTCAAAGCCGATCCAGTCAATCGCGCCTCCGTGAAGGAGTTCTATAAAACCACCTTCGGTCTAAGTGATGAATCTCTGGACCAAATGGTGAACCATGGAACTCAGTTACTAAGCAAAACCCTTCAAGCATCTGACTCTGGCCGCTACTTGGCTCAAGAGTTGATGGACACTATCACAAAAGCCGAGAGCGCGTTAGATGAACGATATGGAACAATCCTACGCGCTTCCCTAACAGGCCCCAAGGCTAAATCCACAATTGACCTCAAGAAGGGGATCAATGAAATGATCTCCAATCTCGAAGCCAATAATCCTGGAGGATTGGGAATCCTATCTAGTGGGGAGTTTAGTGAAACCTACACAGGGAAGGAAGCGATTAAGTTATACCGAGAAGTCCTTGAGCGTTTCAAACAATCCTCTGGATTCAACGCCAAGACTAACCCTGGATTAGCCAAGCTTCTCAAGGAGAACCCTGAATTCGCCAAAGGTATCGAAGGTGTCAACTTCGATGCTGTAGGCAAATACATGGAGAGAATGTCTGCGAGTGAGGTGTTTGGAATCTTAAGAGACCTGAAACCCCTCCTCAGTAGGGCTTATAAAGTCCTAGACGACGAACAGGCCCGACCTCTAAGCGTCTTTTTGAGCAGCATCCGTAGCCAACTGGACACTATTTCTCCTGAATTAGCCAAAATGAAGGAGAGATTCGGCAACTTCGAGCAGCTAAAGTCTATCCTAAAACCAATGGAAGCAGGAAACGCTCAAGCCGCGCTTACCGCTGAGTCCATTATGAAGCAAATCTACGCGGGTGAACGTGCCGGGTCATACCAATCCGTTGTAGCTGATCTGGATAACTTTGTTCCGAAGGGTAATAAGAAACTTCTATCCCGTATCAAGGAGTGGGGGGCAGCGAAGGAGATAGCGGAACTCAAGAAAACCGACTATATCACCAAGGCCAAGTCAAATTTCGTTCGGAGTTTATCCAAGCTCAATAAACCCGATGAAGCTTTGAACGAAACCATACTATCCCGCTACGACTCAGCCATTAAGCAGAAGTTCTACAAATTCCTCCAAGAAGCAAAGAATCACGAGACAGCTAAAGCCTACCAGTCCAGACCTCAAAACTTCTTCCGGGCTAGAGCGTTGGTCTATCTCTTAGGAGGGGGCGGCCTTTTTGCATTTAATCCAGCAGTGGGCGCTGCGGCCATGGCTGGTGGTATCGCGTCACTCAATCCTGCTAACTTGGGTCGAGCGATTACTGCGGGTCAGTCGGTGGGGCAGTCGATGGGTCGTGCCTCTCAAAAGGTTGGCAAGGTCGGTAAGAGTCAGCGGGGATCAAGAGCCCTCTTAGCACTACTAATGCGCCAAGGTGGAAATGAACAGGATCAGTAGGTATTTACGTAATCAGTATCACCGACCCCATAAACCTGAGCCATGTTCCCCGAGGTGTCGCTGTAATAGTACCGATCACCAACGGCGTAACCAGTCCCCATCGAACCGTCAGAGTTGTAATACTGATCATAGTTCCCGACTTTCCGAATGCGTGTGGTACCGGCAAGTGCTTCGGAACTTGCAGCTAGTAGCACAAGAGCTATTAAGAAGAAACGGGCGGTCATCGTAGCCTCCTGTTAAGCGAATAGTATACGCAATTAATTGCCTAATTACAAGGAGAAAATGTCATGAAACTAATCCTCTTCGGACTCGTTAGCTTCGGTCTTGGAGTTCTTCTAAGCAACTTTATCAAGACACAAATCCTCAAACTTGAGCGGAAGAATGACTAAAAATGGCTGATATAAAGGAAGCTAAGGAGGGATGGTCGTGGACTAAGCTCCTAACTGGCCCATTTGATGGCCGTACCTGGGCCAAAGCCCTCATCTTCGGCGCTGTCTTCTTGGCCGAGATATTCATCCTCTCAGCGATAGTGTCAGTCGTGAAGGCCAAATTCATCAAACCTCCCGCACCAGCCCATGTAGTAGAAGAGCGAGTGGATGGGCCGGTGGGGACTATAAACAAAACCGACTCTCACAACACAACTGAGAATAAACGGGACTCTTGGCAGTTGTTAGGAGTTCATTTCTTCTAGGATCCGACTATTAAGCTTCACAGAACCGTAGTCCTACCAGACATCCATACTCCCAACGACCACAAGGCATCGGTCAATGCTGCCATTGCCTTCATTAAACACTATAAACCTAACCGCCTTATCCAGCTAGGGGACTTCTGCGATTGGGATTCAGTTACCACCTACGATCCACGTCGAGAAGAAGATGTAGTTAACATCGACACGGAAAGGGAAGCGGCTAATGAACTCTTAGACCGCATCGACTCCATTTTGCCTCAATCCTGTGAAAAGGTAATGATCGGTGGGAACCACGAGGCCAGATACACCAAGTTCAGAGTCAAACACGGTCAGGAATTAGGAATGCGCCGTATGCGCCGACTGAAGACTTGGTATGACGAGTATAATCTACCAGATCGTCACTGGTCCTGGTGTGAATACGGTCAGTGGAGGGAATACGGGAAGGTGATTTACACCCACGGCTGGATTACAGGTGGAAACCATGCTCAGAAACACTTACAACTATTTCACAAAAACATCATCTACGGCCACACTCACCAGTTTCAAGTAGCCACTGGTATCGGACTAGATGGTAGGCCCGTTGAAGCGGCTTCGATTGGAACGCTATCACGAATGGATCTGTCTTACCTAGTAGGCAAGCCACCTGTAAACTGGGTCCACATGTTCGCATACATCGACACAATGCCGTCTGGACAATTCACTCCACACTACGTCCACATTATCGACGGGCAGTTTGTGGAACTAGGTCAATCCTTCAGTGGTGCTTAGTACCTAACTTGACTTCCAATCACTCGACCAATTAACTTACACTCTGAATCTTTGAAAATTAAATCCTTGTAATCTGGATTCAGTGGATGGAGCAGATTCAACACATCCACTCGATTCCATTTTCTCAAAACAGGTTGATCGTTCTTGACCTTGATAATCACAAAGTCATTATCCGTAACCTTTGCATGAGGGTCTACGATAATCGTATCACCAACCTTAAACTCCGGTTCCATCGAGTCATCATGCACAATCAGCGCAAATAAGTTCTTATTCTTAAACTCAGTGGCAACATCATCAACTACACCCACGCCATCAAGTGGCAACGCGGACTGCGTGAAATCTAATTTATCCAAATAATCCCATTCAATTATCGGAATAAAATTCACTCTGGCAGCATCAATATGCACTTGACGATCCAAAGAATAATTCGTTCCCAACGCACGTTGATACGCATAATTCATGAGCGCATCATATTCTTCCTTATTGCAATCAAGTGCCTGTGCCAATTGTTCCATCTTAACCGGACGAGGGGCTTTCTTCTCACCGCTGAGTAACTGCGAAATATATGAACGACTGAAATTCAACTTCTCTGCTAACTCTGACTGACTGATTACTTTTTTTGCCATGAGCTTGTACAAAAAATGATGAAATTCTTCTAATTGATCAGTCATAATTTCTGTTTTGTCGGTTTCCATGGCTGTCAAGTGTATATACATCTTTTATTATTTCGCCTATTATATCGCATTAGGCAATTTATTGCAATTATAGATGGCAAGCTACTAATTTTCGTACATGCAAAATATTTCTTGACATAGATCATACCCACTCATTAAAGTAGCTCCATCTTAGGGCATTTTAATCCTTACTTGAAAGAAATTACAAATGAAAAGTAAAACAAATAAATACTCAATAGGTAATAAAATTGAAAAAGCTCGCATAGAGTTGAATATGTCCAGGAAACAACTGGTCAGTCTCCTTCGCAAGACTGGGTATCAAACCTGTGAACGTACCATCTTCAACTGGGAACGTATGTTCTCGCCACCGGCTGATGCGATTGTTCCATTAGTTCACGTTTTGAACAAACCAATTATGTATTTTTTTTCCCCATCAAGGTAACCAAATGGTGAACTTTCTGAATCGCATAGGCAAAGTTAGTCTATTTTTTTGCCTTGTGAGTTTACCAACTGGTGAATCACACGCCTCTACTACTGGAAAAGCCACATGGTACTCCTATGAATCTTGTCGAAAGGAAGGTACATCGGGGCGTTATACGGCTTCTTTAGAGAAGTTCGACCACAATGATTTCACCTGTGCAATGCGATCCCGTGACTTTGGGCGCTACTACAAAGTGACCAATCTAAGCAATAACCGCTCGGTCATAGTCAGGCACAACGATTTCGGCCCGAGCAAGAAGTGTTACTCCCAGGGCAAAATAATCGACCTTTCTAAAGCCGCCTTCCGACACATAGCCCCTCTTCGTGAGGGGGTGATTCGAGTCAGGATTGAACCCGTGAAGGAATCCAAATCGAATGAACTATCAAGAAACTGATGAGAATCCATTCCGCAATTCTTCCAAGATCAATCCAAACGCAATTTCGCATGAAATCCTCAACCTCTGTCACGGCGGCATCATCTTCATGAATGACGTTTTCTATATCTACAAAGAAGGTGTCTACCGCGCCACATCAGATATCGTCATCGGCAAGATGATTAAGGACATAGTGGGGGATAAATTCTCCATCCACCTGTTCAAAGAAGTCAAAAACTCACTTGCCGCAGAGACTTGGTGGAACCCGGAGCTACTGGACCAAGTAAGCACCTTCCTCAACGTCCAAAACGGTATCCTGGATTTAGACAAACTAACCCTAATGAGTCACACCGAACCCTATATCAGCATCAACCAACTCAACACGAAGTATGAGCCCAACGCCTCTTGCCCAAAGTGGGAATCCTTTTTATCCGAAGTCCTGGGTGATGATCCATCAAAAATTACCATCATCCAGGAATTCATCGGTTATTCCCTCTGTAGACACACACACCAAGAAAAAGCCCTGATGCTGATAGGGGACGGAGCCAATGGAAAATCCGTCATTCTAAACGTCCTTGAATCCCTCTTCGGCTCCGAGAATGTTTCCACTGTACCAATGGAACAGTTCAAGAACCCAAACTACCTGGCCGAATTCTTTGGGCGAATGGTCAATATCTCCACTGAAACAAATACAAAAACCACAGTCTATGAATCTACCTTCAAACAGTTAGTATCTGGAGAGGTAATCGCCGCTGAAAGAAAGTTCTGCCACCCGTTCAAATTCCGCAATACCTGTAAACTAATCTTCGCTTTTAACCAATACCCACGCATAGAAGACCGCACAGATGCCTTTTACAGGCGCATCCTGCCTATTCAATTCAATAAACAGATACCCGAGGCCAAACAGAACAAAAACCTCACAGAACAGCTTAAAAACGAAAAATCAGGCATTCTCAATTGGTGTCTTAAAGGCTACCACCGCCTTTTGACTCATCGAATCTTCTCCGATTCAGAATCCGTTAGACAGTCTAAGATTGATTACCTAAAAGAAAACAACAACTACGTAGGCTTTATCGAAGAGTGCTGCGTAGTGGCCAGTGTCCTATCCATCCCCAAAAATACCCTCTACTCAGCCTACTCTGATTACTGCGATGAAAACGGGTACAAACCACTGGGTAAAAGTAGATTTGGAAAACTACTTAAAAAGTATCTCCCAGATATCTCAGAAGACCGTTCAAGTGAGTCAAGATTATGGATCGGAATCGGTCTTCGTCCAGTGACTCAATTAGTGACTCAAATGACAAAATGACAAAAATGACGCAAATTTTCAAACATATATATATATATATTCTATATATATCTCCTTCCTTCCTTATATATGCGTCCCGCAGCGGCTACCTTTCTAAAGGTCGTAGTGGAATAAGAAAGAATATAAGAAAAAAACGTCATTTTTGTCATTGCATAACTTAACTAATTGTACCTATGAGGTTTGCAAAATGACAAAACTGAAAAAAAATTGTCATTTAGCGTCATTTTTGTCACCTTTATCCACAATAAAGCGAACTAATATGAAGATACTGATGAAGTTATCCACAGGCCATGACAAAAAAATGACACGACTTTTTCGTTTTGTCACCCATGATTAATATAGACAACAGTCAGATTCAATGCTTCAAAAATTGTCCATTTCGGTACCGACTTCAGTACATCGACGGATACCGAAAAATCCAGGCTGGAGCGGAGGAACATGACCGCAATATGGGTACGGCGGTCCATGGGTATTTAGAGGCTCATTATTTGGGCAAATCGGAACAAGAATGTGAGGCTGAGTTTATCAAACTCTACCCTGAGCAGTTGGACTCTGAGGATAAGTCTAAGACTCAAGCCAATGGGTTGACACTCCTTAAGGGTTATCTGGACCATTACAGGCTAGAGGACAAAAAGTGGCGCATCCTTGGGGTGGAGGAAAAGGGGGAGATTGAACTAGCCCCTGGAATCAAATACCTAGTCAAGATCGACCTTATAGCCGAGAACACGGAGCATGGGGGGGTTTACATCTGGGATCACAAGACTACGGGGAAAGCCTTTACCCCATACTATTGGGCTCAATTTGAACCCAACTCCCAACTCACAGGTTACTGTGCCTATGTGCAATCCAAATACGGGGAATGCTCAGGGGCTTATATCAACGCTATCCGGTTCGGTCACAGGGAGCGCAAATACAAGGATCAGCCAGCCGGGTTCTATTACGAATTCCAGCGACAGATGTTTAACCGCAACCAGAGGCAAATGGATAGTTGGAAACTCGATGTCCTTCAATGGGTCCAGAAGTTCACTACTTCTCGCAGCGACAACTCCTGGCCTAAAAACATGGGGCAATGTTCCTTTTGCTCCTACCGGCCTGTATGCATAGCTGAATGGAATCCTGAAGACGAAGCAGACAGGGAGTGTATCGAAATCATGTACGAGAAGTGCGATCCGTTCAAATACCTAAAAAGTGAAACCGAAGGAGGCGATGATGCAGATAGGGGATAGGGTGAAAGTAGTCCTCATCATGAAGATTCAAGGAATGGAGAAATACTTCAAAGAACCTGTTGTCACTATTACGGGTGTGGATGAGAACACGAATTCACTGGTTCGTGTACCGATGAGTAGCTGTGAGGTATTGGAGGTAGCCAATGCCTAATAAGGAAGAGTTTCGATCCAAGAAACCCACGTTCAAGATTCAACTCAATGGTTTGTTTGGAACAGGTAAGACCCACTTCGGGCTCACCTTCCCCAAAGTGTTCTATATCGGCACAGAACCTGGGGGGCTGGATCTCCTCCACGTAGCTGTGAATAACCCCCTGCTCGATAACTTAGTCGAGTATGAATACTTCCTCCCATCAACTCATGAAGAAGTCCGTGGCATGTTCAAGGAACCTTCGGGGAAGGATGAGGGAGGGGCTATCTACAAAGCCGCCAGGAGAGCGAAGGAACTCTATGCCAAAGGGGAAGTTGAAACCCTCTTCCTCGATAATCTCACCTACACCTCTGAGAAATTCTGGCTCTACATCAACACTTTCCAGAAAGTCATCTCAGCCAAGACTGGGAATGTAGACACTCAGGGAATGTACGGAGAGTTAGCCCGTTGGTTATTCCGTTTCATCTCCATGGAGATAGTCAACTTCCCCGGTAACGTAATTGTGTCGTGTCATTTAAAAAGAGAATCCGAGGAAGCAATGGAGGACAAGATCGACAAGTCAGCCGATATCTCCCCCAACATCCTTGGAGGATTCAGGAATCAGTCCGAGGGAATGTTCGGAGCTTCGCTCTACCTGGACCGTGAAATAACCCCTGACGGTAAGCCGAAATTCATAGCCTACTGCCAGAAGGCCAGGGCAATGGGGTCCACGATTAACGCTAAGAACCGTTATGGTCTGCCCGTCAAAGTGGAAAACGTGTCCTATCAAACTCTAATGGAATCAGTCAAACAGATTAAGGAACCGGCTAAGCAAGTCCAACAGTAAGTCAACTAAGGAGCTAAATGATGATGTCGGATGAGGGTTTTGATGTGATTGACAGTATTGAAATCGGTGATTTGAACGAGGTTAAGGAGCAGAGGTTTGTCCTCCCGCCTCTTTCAAACCTCCGTGTACGCGTGAAGAAGGTAAAAGCCGCGATGAACAAGGATCAGGACACGGCCACACTAAATATCAGCTTCCAAGTAGTCGATGGAGTCCCTGTGACTAATTCAGAAACAGGGGAGACTGAGATGAAGTACGCCGATATGTTGATCCCCCAATTCCCGCAGCGGATTACCTACTGGGTTCATCCCGACAAAGTGAAGCTCAAAGTCGAGACAGCCAAGAAGGAAACCACGCGCCAGTGGTGGAAGACCCAACAATACATGGTTGAGTTCAAACAACTCATATCTGCTTGCGGTATCGACCCTTCGCTTAACGACTACCGCAAGTCTGATCGGAGAATCGACATGGACTCACTAGTTCAAACCCTTATCGGCTGTGAACTCCTCTGTAACGTTATTAAGAAAGAGGATCAAGCCCGTGACCCTCAAACAGGGGAATACAAAGGGGTGGGGACTTATCAGAACCAACTGTCCTCCTTCAGGAGGGCTCAGTGAGAGTTCGTGTAGTGGTCTATGAGGAAAAAACCGATACGGGCTATTCCGTCAGCGATAAGGTCTATGAACAGGTAGTGCGGGAATTGGATCTACAGGCACTGATATTTCACATCAATAAGTTAGAGCAATCCATACAGAACTGATAGTGGAGAAAGAGGAGAGTAAGGGGACGGGGGATAGCAAGGTTGAGGCTCAGAATCCTCAATTTATTCGGTTCCTCATCCCCTTACTCCCTCCATCAATGAACGATATCTACTATCACATCAAAGGTCACTTCGGGGAATACCAATATGTCCTCAAACCAGAAGTCAGACTCTGGAAAACGCAAGCCAAAGAATACGTACCCACGTTTAAGCCGAATCCTCATCACCCTACCGGCCTCTTCTACTTCAATTGGGTGGCGGTCGGTGACTTCTATTATAAAAACGGGAAGGTTCGTCGGCGTGACCTTACAAACTTGGAAAAGGTTTTGATAGACGCTGTGTGCGAGAAGTTGGGAGTGGGGGATGAGTTCATCTGGTCCACTCAGCGAACGAAGCGGCACGATGAGAAGAAAAGTCATATTGAAGCTGAGTTTGGTTACTTATCACATGAGGGGGATTAAGGATGTCGATCTGTCGCTGGTGCGGTAAGGGGGGTAATAGGCATGAGAAGGATTGCCCCAATCTAAATGAATACCTCCATGAAAGTGGAGAAGATGCCACCAGTGAACAATTCAGTGACAACTAATGTCCCCCATTCAGCGATTGTCTAAACAGAGGTTGGAACTGAGCATAGGCACTAGATACCTAATCTGTGAGCATCATCGAACTTTAGTTGAAAAGGTTAAGTCTGGTCAATGGGATACGTGTGAGGAGCCTGAAAACTGTGACATCAAAGGATGCAAGCGAATCCCTGTATGGGAATTCTACATCAAACAATCTTAACCCTGACAGTGTGGATCATGTTTGCGATCCTTGTCCTCATCTTCTTTCGGAACAAACCGAGAATTTAGATCGAGTGAATCACCCTGCTCACTACACCCAGGGGGGGATTGAATGCATCGAGGCGATCAAATCCGCTGTAGGTGTCGATGGGTTTGCTGCTTACTTACAAGGAAACATTCTCAAATACCTCTGGCGTTATCAACACAAGGAGCATCCTGTGGAGGATTTGAAAAAGGCTCAGTGGTATCTGACCCGTCTTATTAGTGAGATTGAGAATGATTGATACAGAGAATCGTATCTGGTTCATCCTGACAGGTTTGTTAGTTGTATTTCTAATCACTGTGTGGTGGGTCGATGGGGTGAATTATGACAGGGATTTGGAGAGGGATCGTATGGCGGTAATACTTAATTCTGGGCGTCCCTAACGGGCCGCGAAAGAGAATGCCGAGTTTCACGGAGAGACCTAACAAGGTTAGGCGGCAACGTGGACAGGAAACTGATGGGGTCGCGCCCATACTCGGCACAGAGAACCGGGTCCATATCGACAGGTATGGTCGGGGGAGGATCGGATCGGCCAGTAAAAAGCCGAAGCCAGCGGAACGCGGCGACCCTGTAAAACAAGGCGTGACAGCCTGAGAGAAGGCCCAGTTTTTAACGCGGTGAAGCCGCCTGGAGGAGTAGTTATGAGGGGGATAACAAGGGGGTGGATATGTACCAGAACGGTCAGTTAAGCAACGCAAAGACGGCTTTACCGAGCAATAACAGCACCGAATTGTCCAATCAGTTATCCAGACTAACGGGAACTACGGATCGTCTCATGGAGGCGCTTCAGAGTCATTTTGAGAAGCTTCGCCCACTTCGAGTCGAGCGTTCAATTCCGGGGTGTGGTGAACAGGTAGCCCCTACCCCCGTCTCGTCCGCTGTGGTCGGTAATATTAGGACGAACGTGGACAAGCTGGAAGCGGCGATTCAGGCGATTCAATTGATCGGTGGGGAATTAGAACTTTAAGTTTTACCGCGCCGTCAGGCGCCTAAAGGAGCTTAAGGTATGGGGAAGGAAGTGGAGTTCAGGGAGTTTCCGAAAATTGCTAGGCTTTCCAGGGAGATTATCGTTACTGAGAAGATCGACGGTACGAACGCCTCGGTCTACATCGGAGAGGACGGCACTTTCCTTTGCGGTAGCCGTACCCAATGGATTACCCCGGAGAAGGATAACTACGGCTTCGCGGCCTGGGCCTATACCCGCCGTGACGAGCTTATGAAGCTAGGGCCCGGGCATCACTTCGGGGAGTGGTGGGGAAGCGGTTGCCAGCGTGGGTACGGACTCCCAAAAGGCGAGAAGCGTTGGAGCCTCTTCAACGTCGTTCGGTGGTGTCTTCCAAACGAGGAACCGAAGCGTATTGAGACGCAAGATCCCCGTATCGAGAAGTACCAGGACCGCCTACCGGAAGGCTGTTCGCTAGTACCCGTTCTGTATCGGGGCGTGTTCGACACGCAGAAGATCGACGAATGTCTAGAACTACTGAAAGTTGGCGGGAGTGTCGCGGCCCCCGGCTTTATGAAGCCCGAAGGAATCGTGGTTTTTCACACACAAGGAAACGTGGGCTTCAAGAAAACCATTGAGAAAGACGAAATGCCGAAAAGCAAAGCCTTACCCGCGCGGAGCGCCTAAATGTCCTCAAAAGGAAAGAAGAGAAAGAAGAGTGAGTAAGTTGTTGGTTGTTGGCCTAATCCTGGGTTTGTTGGGCGCGTTTTGTCTCTGGTTCTCGGTTTGGATGCGCCTGAATGGGTACGATTCGGTGCGAGTAACAGTACAGCTTATCGAAAAACCGAAGTGATTTACGCGGCACGAAGTGACGCCCATAGATCCTAAAAGGAGAGTAATGATGCACCCGCTCACCGAAGAGCTTAGTAAATCGCATTGTTTTCATGGTTTTGGCGGTGATGTGAGAGCCGACAAGATTCTCATCGACTGGCTTAAAGACAAGGCTGTTGAGCTGTGGGGACTGGGACGCAAGCAGCGCCTTATGCCATTAGATATTTCATTAATCCTTGGACTTGAACCGCGCCCCCAAGACCCAATAGAAGAACTAGCCAAGGTGTTGTATCTGTACCCTGCCACTGGAACCGATAGTCTTTGGGAAAATCTTGGGCCTGGAAGCAAAGAACACTATCGCCACTGCGCCAAAGCCGCCTTCTCCTACTTTGAGACGAGGGGCGGGAAATGAAGCAAAAGCCATTTCCACCCTTACCTGACCCCTTCGCGCCCATACCCTACATGAAAGAGGCGAGGGAGATTCTATTGGCCGCAGATGCCAACGTCTGTGTATGTGACTGTCTTGAATGTAAGACCTGGAGTTGTCGTTCATGCAATCTTGGGAACTACAAAGGCTACACAACGAACGAGCTTTGCTTCCAAAACAATGATCTTGTTCTTGCGCTCGCAGAGCGCCTACAATCCGCCCACCAAAAAGGAAGGGAAGAAGCCTTACAAGAGGCGGCAGAATTAGCAGACAAGCTGGAATCAAACGCGCTAGACATCTGCCAACACGAGTCGATCTTTTCTGCAATTATCGCGCTGAAATCGCCCAAAGAAACTAAGAGGGAATCGTGAGCGACCTAACAGCCGAGATCCTACGCATGGAGAACAAGAAGATCGGTGGAACCCTCGCCGCCATCTGCAAGCTCCTTAAGGACGATGGGGCAGAGAAGCGGTACTACGACGATGCAGACTTTCACGAATTGTGCCAGGAGAACAAACGTCTACGGGAGGCGTTGGAGAAGATCGCTAATGAGGCAATTCCTGGCTGTTATGGCGCGGCTCATAACCGCTACTGCGATTGCCCGGAAACCGTAGCCCGTGAAGCTCTTTCGCGGCCCGAAGGGACGCCTGGACCCACTACTAGGGATAAGGAATGAGCTGTAGCCACTATTTCGTACCGCCGATAATCCCGTCTGGTCGGACGGTGCTCTTTGACGATGGCTCTGGATACGTCGAGGACGAGTACTTGGTTTGCTTGTACTGCAAGGAGTACCGACTTGATCGGAAAGGTGAAGTTATCGTTGCGCGGAACGCGCCTAAAGCACCCAAAGAGGAGTAGGGGATGAGACCGAAGTTCAGGTTCTGGAACGAATCTCTGAAATGCTGGATGCACCCAATGGACTGTCATATGAACGGTCTCGGAGATTTAGAGTTTGTCGTAGGAGGCAAATCATCGAAGGCCGCGCCTCACTACAAAGTAGTTTTCTGGACGGGCCTCCTCGACAAGAACGGCAAGGAGATTTGGGAGGGGGATATTCTTAAGCACTTCCTGAAATCTAGCCTAATGAATCCGAACGGAAAAATAGCCGAACGGATCGCAGTTGTTGAGTTCAGGGGCGGGTGCTTCGAGTCTGAATTTTGGTGCGGTGAGAATACCGCTGGCATAGAAGTTCTCGGGAACATCTACGAAAACCCTGAATTGCTTTCGCGTGGCGAAGCCACGCCCAAGGACACCCCATGAAGAAGGAGAAGGCTATTAAGGCGTGGGCGGTTTGTGCAAGAAGACCGGATGGATTGGTTCCTCTCATGTCAGATGGCGAAGATTGGTTCTCTGGAAAGCTAAGAACCATTTATTTCAGAAAAGAGAATGCCTTGAAAGATTGGGATGGATGGGGTTTCATGGCTGACCTTGTAGAAGTTGAAATTCGTCCGGTTCTTCCGCGTCCGAAGGACGCCCATAAACCCACAAAGAAGAGAGGGAAGTAATGGAATACCGTTCCTCGAAGCACTGCCCGCATCCAAAGGTGGCGTATCAACCGCAACCCTGTTCGGCGTGTTACCAAGAAGAGATTGATGAGCTATGCGCCCAACTCGCCTCCAAAGACAAGGAGATCGAACACCTACGCAAAGACAGCCAGTTATCAAACGAACTTTGTGTCCTCTTGATGGATCACGTCGGCGAGACAGGCCAAAGCGAAGGAGCGGTTGACGTTCTTAAGCGCAAGCTTGATGAATTGAAGGCGCTTCGCGCGGAGAACGAACGGCTCAAGCGTTGCCCTACACTCGATCAAGCACTTAACGAAGGCGATGGGAGCTATCGACCATGATGCAAGAGCCGTATCCCGACCAGATCGACATGATGACTGAGGCCATGCTCCGTGACGAGTGCCGCAAACTCGTTTCGGAGAACCTACGCCTCACCGCCTCACTGGCGGCACAGCCTTCCGTGAGGGCAGAACTCCGAGACGCAAGAAAAGAGGTTGAGGTTCTTCGCGGCGAAGCCGCCAAAAAAGACTTCCTCATAGGGAAGCTCACCGAGGCGCTAAAGCTCAATACTGACGAAACCGGGCATCACTACGGACCCTGCTACCGGGAGGAAACGTTCTCCCCTTGCCCTATATGCGAAGCCCTAGCCCTTTCGCGGGCAACGCCCGCCTATACCCCTGTCTTAGAAGCCAAAGAAGCGGTTATCGGATGGGCGAGAACTTGGGACGAGCAACTTAAAAAGCACGATGAGGAGATTCTCAAAGCCGAGGTAGAGCGGCGCTCTTATACGACAAGCTACATAGTCGGTGCTTTAAAAGCCAGGGAGCGGTTTTGGTTTGCCCTCTCCAAACTAGACGATCTTCTAGGCGGCGGGGATGGGAAGGACGAGGCGAAATGAGCCAGGAAGCTAATTTGGTTTTGTTTGGTTTTGGATTTTTTAGTGGTGCGGCTTTCGGATTTGGTTTGTACGGAATTATGCAAAATTTTGAACGTGATTCGCGGCCTCAGCCGCCTAAATCAACAAAGGAGGGGGAGTGAATAGACCGATTAAGTTTAGGGCGTGGCACAAGACCAAAAAGGAATGGCTTTATTACTCGCTTGCAGATTTCTTGGATGACACTTGGTACGCGGCGGATGTCGAAGATTTTGAGTGGAGTCAGTTCACCGGCCTCCACGACAAGAATGGGAAGGAGATCTGGGAGGGGGATGTCATCAAGCTATCGCGCTACTGGCAAGACGAGTGCGGGCGCGAAGTCAGCTTCGTGACCTTTGACGAAGCGAGATTCATGCTATCCCACGCCGAAGCGGATGACCTCGATTTCTTCGTCATCTCCAAAGAGGTCGAAGTCCTCGGCAACATCTACGAACATCCTCATTTACTCAAGGAGTCCAATTGAATCCCCAAACAAACCTCCCCAAGTACATAGGAGTAGACGAACTCTCCCAAATCCTCTCCGTTTCCCCATCATGGATCTACGACCACATCCGCACAATCCCCCACCTCAAAGTAGGCCGCTACCTTCGCTTTGATGTCTCTGAAGTCCTTGCCTCCTTCAAATCAAAGTCCTACAATGGATCACCATGCGAGGCTCAATAGTCCGAAGACTCACCAAATCTGGTCCCGTCTATTTCATCGTCTACAGAGAATCCAATAAGCAGAAGTGGATCTCTGCCGGTTCCAGGAAACACGATGCCGACATATTACTTACCAAAGTCCTATCAAGTCTCCATACGAAGGGCTACTATGACCCTGATACTCGTTTAACATTTCAAGGAGTCGCGCAAAATTATCTCTCTGAAGTCCTCTCTACTCTCAAGCCTTCTACTCACATTAGCTACAAACTTCGATTAGAAAAGTATGCCTATCCAGTCATAGGCCATTTGAAACTTAATAAAATCACACCTCAACTCATTGAGAAACTTCGCCAATCAGCGCGGCGGCTGCAACATACACGCGCTAATAACCAGATGCTGGACACAATTTCATCCGTCTTTAAATACGCCATCCGTATGGGCCTGACCCATGAGAACCCGGTATCGCACATCATAAGGGAGAAACATCACCCTACTCCCAGTGCCTTCTACTCAGTCTCACAATTCCAACTCCTCCTCTCCAAATCCGATGAACCCTGGCGCACCATGTTTCTCACAATGGGCATGCTCGGTCTAAGAGTAGGAGAACTAACAGGACTCCAAAAAGGGGATATCGACTGGGAGGAGAATCAGATCAGAATCCAGCGCCAAGTGTGCTGGCATGTTAAAAAACTAGATCAGAACAAATCTCGTTGGTACTTTGCCATACCCAAATCCCATAGCAGCACAAGACGAGTAGACATGCCTAAACTCGTAAGAGAATCTCTTCAAATCCATCTCATAACGGCCCATGAAAACCCTCATGAGCTAATTTTCAGTACCCGTAACGGCACTCCTTATGACCGTAAACACCTACTAATGAAACTCTGGGAATACCAAGAATCCTCCGGTCTCCCGAGAATCCCTCTCCACGGCCTACGCCATACCTACGCCTCGCTCATGTTGGAATCCGGTCTCGAACTCAAAGACCTCAAATACCTCCAAGAACAACTCGGTCACGGCTCCTTCAAAATCACCATGGACACTTACGCTCACCTCATGCGCCATCGTCCCGGCCCTCACAAACTAGACCAATTGTTAGATACCAAAAAGCCATCTAACAACCATCTAACAAAACACTCCGAAACACCCTCCACCAATAAGGGTAACTTTCCGGTTAACTATCTCTCAAAAGACACTAACTCCTAACACGCTCCAATAGGAAATTAGATGCACAAAATCTGGGGAGTGAGATAATCTTGTATTCGCTTCTCTCTAATTATCAATAAGTTACAAGAGTTAACCAAAGTTCACTCATGCACTATCTAACACCTGTCTAACATAATCTACCGCTGAGAACTAACTAGAGTTTAATTCTTACAGGATCATCCGAGCTAGGAGGGGGGAGAGCTTTAATGATTAAACTCTCCAATTCTTGGAAGGATAGATTGGACTCATACTCTTTACCTGACTTCATAATAACAGCGCCGACTTTTCTCCAGCCCTCTTTTGTGAGAATCGTATTCTCCTGAATTACGGCTGCTTCAGTCGCATTAATTATTACTGTCACATTGATTTTTACAAATGGATGCATTGCGCCTCCTCCTTTGGTTTGGAACTGCCTCTCTCTATTTCAAAGGCTCCTTTGGGCGGGTTTCACCCGCGAAATACTACTCATCACGAATCGCTTTTCTTTTGGAAACCAAGCTAACTACCTCATTACAAACTACGCATACGATCCGATCTGCTGGAATCCATTCCGCCATCCAATAGCGGCCTTCAAACTCATGCGCCGCCAACGTGCTTTCGTGCTTACACTCTTTCACGGGGTGCGTCTTTCAGGCGCTCATCAATCAAACCTTTCCACCTTAACAGGACCATCCTCAAGGTATGAGAGAATCACTTCGCCCAATTGCTTCGCGTTCTCAATCTCGCATTTGTCATTGTTGATCCGTACCAAAATCGCGCCCATATTAAACCCCCTTATTAGCGCCTTTGGGCGCAAGATACTTTTTTATTGCCCTGCCGATAGCTTGATTCTCGGCTGGCGACAGTTTAAAACGGAGGCTATTTCGCCATGTACCCGATTGGCTGGCCCTGCCGTTCCAATGCCAGTATGCCTCGAACGCTTGCCCGTTAATCGTTCCAGCGGCCTTTTTATTGACCGCCGCCGATGTGATGACTATCTCCATTTACAATCCCCACCTTTCCCGCTGTAACTGCCGCGCCAATCCCGCCAAAGCATAGAATAACACCAAGCTCCCCCGATCTTGCGCGTGAAAACGCGCCTCGTAAACGTCTTTTAGATGGATAGTCATACGCCCTCGGCTTTGGAAATTACTCTATCAACCAGTTTTTGAGCGTCTTTTAGAACATGCGCCCCATTTTGGTACTTAGGCGCATCGCTTCCCATCCATTCTCGCGCCACCTTAAGCGCCTCTAAAAGCTCAGGAGCCGCCGCAATAAGAGCCGCATTCGCTCTCTGTCTCCCCTCGACCTCGGAGTATTTGATATCCGCTATTTCGTCCAAGTCTGAGGGATGGTTACCGTATACAACGTACTCGTCCGGTATCCCCGCCTCGTCTTTAATTACGTCGAATCCCCACGGGCCTGGCGTGTGCATCGTCGTGTCCTTTGTTTTCGCGGCGAAGCCGCCCATATCCCCTTTAGTAGTCATTAGGCCACCGCCAAGCAGTTAAACTGCGTTTGTTTCGTCCTCGGTATCACCAATTCACGCCCTACCGGATACTCGATAAACCCGCCGTATCCGTCCTCCTGTTTGACCGCCTCCAGCAACCGAACGCGATATGTTGCCGCATTGACTCGGACAACCTCACAAGCGCCCCTAAACTGACGGTTTGAGCTAGTCCAGTAACAGACCGCCTTTTCGCCTTCTTTAGCGTCCATAAGATAGGCCACCTTAACGCGCTTTTCGGTGTCCGGTACCACCTTGTAACAAGTGATTAAATCGTCCTCGATCTTGTATGTATACTCGCTTTTAACACGCTTCTTAATCTCCGAAATTGCTTTCTTCATTGGCTCACCGTCGAAACACTCGAAAGCAAACATGGGACAGCCGGTATAGCCCATGGGAATAGAAGGCGATTCTTTCACCGTAGGAAACAGGCGAAAACGGATTGAGTTTGCGCTCTTATTCTTCATAGCGTGGTACGGGTCGCGAACACAAACAAAGAAGAAAGACCACTTTTCCGCAATCGCTCGCTTGATGCTTGTATCCTCGTCCATTCCGTTAATGGAATAGTGAGCGCATCCCATAGCGCGTAATTTCTCTCTGAAAGTCTCGATTTCATGTGCTAATGTATCCATTGGGCTAACTCCTTCTTAGTTGGCCTTGTTTACCCCGCCCCTAGTTACAGCTAGGCGGCGGGTTTTTGTTTATCTGTCAAATCCCCAAGCGTGTTTCTTGCCGCATTCCTCGTTAAGAGCCTTCCAAGCGAGGAAATAGGCTTGGCGGCGAGTAAGGCCGATATTCTGACCGATTCCGATAGTGCGGCCATGCTCACACTTGCCGTCCGCATAATAGGCTTGCTGGCCCTCAACCCGCTCAACGTGAATCGTGCAATTGGTCATTTCGTGCCTTTCCGCGCCGTAAGGCGCCTAAAAGATCCCCTTAAGCCTTACTAGCCCTTACGCTTTGATTTCCCGGCATGAAACCTATTCATACGCTGACCGGCTACGCTCTTGCGCCTCTTAATAGAGCAATCAGGACACCGGCCAGCACCTAAGAGCGCAATCTTAATTGCGCCTTCGCTCTTAATGTCCACGGCGTGACCGCATTTGAAGTCGATCAACATCACTCGCCCCCTTGTATTTGCGCATAACTCACTCGTTAACCCTTCCTCCGCTCAATCACTCGCCAAATTTCATCAATCAACTCGGTAACCTTCACTTCCTTTTTCCTGTCCAACTCATGCTCGTCTACATAATTGAGCAAGATCAAAACCTTCGCATAAACTCTATTGCTCAAAGCGTCACCTCCTCAAAATGAAACACTCGCCTAACCATGTCCACTGCTTGCCGCTTAGAAAAACCAATCCTCCTCAAATCCTGATACATTCCCTGCATGACAGGCGAAAGGAATAATAGGCGATAGCGACCCATTAGAAATTCCCAACCAATGCTATGAGCGCTTCAATACCGAGGAAGAAACCCGCCATAACCCATACAATCAAAGCTAAAGCCAAAGTCTCCCTCATTCGGCCCCCCTCAAGAGATCTTTAATCTTTCCTCTTAATTCCTCCCAGGTAAGAGCGCCCGCAGAGTAGAGGCGATAAAGTCGCTCCATTTCCTCGATAATTAGTTGCGTGTTCACCGGCTAGTTAACTCCCAGGGCAAAAAAAATCCCCACATTGTAATGCACAAGAGGCAAAAAAATATCAGCGTAGAACTTCATGCGCCCTATCTTTCATCGTCTTCCTAATGTACTCGCTCATGGATGAAAAATTCTCTTTGTGCATGGCTTTTTCGATCAATTGGCGCTCATCGTCGGTGACTCGAATTTGAATATACTTGGTTTTAATCATAGAAACGAGTATAAGACGATGCCATTACATTGTCAAGTGATAATCTTCACAACCAGATTTATAACCAAATTATACAACGTCGTCATAACAATGTAAACCCTTATTAAAAATAAATCCTCCTAGCCCATTACAATCTATATCAACATATGGTATAAATAACTTGACACACCACTATATATTGTGGTTAAAGGTGGATTATGCCTAGATTAAAAAATCTCAAACATGAAGTCTTCGCCAAAAATGTCGTCAAGCACAAAGGCAATTTGACCGAAGCGTATATGGACACCTACAAATCCGCAAAGCAAACTACGGCTAACTCCTATTCCTGCTTGGTTGCCCAGCGACCGGAAGTCAAGACGAGAATCCAGGAAATAATGGATGCTCAAGGGCTTACGCTTGAGTTTTTGACAGGGGAGTTGAAGTCAAACATTGTGGAGAATAAGAAGGATTGCGCTATTCGGCAAGATGCTATCAAGACTGGTTTTAAGCTACAGAAGGTAATGAGCGAGGGGAGCGAGATCAACATTGACGCCAGGTCGATGAATCAATGGCTAGTTGATGGTCAAGTCGCTGATAAGCTCCTAAACATAGCCAATAGCCTAGAATCAATGAATAAATCCTTAGGCATGGCTGATTATCACTTAGACCGGCCAATAGAATCAGACCCAACAGCGCAGACGTAAGTTATTATAATAAAATGGTTTAGCGCTCTCTCTCTAATGCGTTCTAATAGCGCGTATACGTTGCAAGTTTAATAATATCAAGGGCTTACAACTTAACATAATACCTATTATCGGGTCTTTATATTAGCAACTTATTGATAATAAAAGACTTATGACTATACTTTGTGTTAGGAAACCAAACATCCGCCATTGTTTTGTTAGGGATACCAAAAGTCGGTCGGGGGGTATTGGGGGAGGGGGAG